CTGGAACGTATTTTGTCGATGCCAAAACGGCTATTGCAAACACTTCTGATTATTGCACACTGGAAAATAACAGGACAATTAATAAGGTAATTAGAAACGTTCGCACGTCTTTGATGCCTCAATTGAATGGCCCTGTTTATGTAGATGCAACAAGCGGAAAACTAACAGCCGATCAAATTGGGTACTTAGAAAGTTTAGCAAACGCTCCAGTTGAGCAAATGGAAAAAGATGGTGAATTGTCTGGTTACAAGGTAATTATTAACCCTGAGCAAGACGTACTTTCAACAGGTAATTTGGAACTAACAATCCAAAATGTGCCAGTTGGAGTAAGCCGAAATATTAACGTAAATGTTGGATTTGTAACCAAAGTATCATAATCATGGCTATACCATTAATTAACGGCAGAACCTACGATTATGCTTCTATAATCGTGAATATCATGTCGGTGCCAATAGCTGGAATTACAGCTATTGAGTATTCGGACGAGCAAGAAATCGAAGACAACTATGGAGCTGGTACAATGCCAGTTAATAGAGGATTTGGTAAATACAAGGCAACTGCAAAGCTGACCTTGTACATGGAAGAAGTTGAGGCTATTACGGCTTTAGCCCCTAATGGAAGAATTCAAAATATTCCCGAATTCCCTGTCATTGTTGCATATGTTAATTCTGGCAATATACCTGTAACACATACACTTAAAAATTGCAGAATTAAAAACAACAATAGAAAGGCAAAATCAGGAGACACAAAAATTGAAGTCGAATTAGAGCTTATTTGTTCAGATATTAAATGGAAATAATGGCAACATACACACTAAAAGTGCCCATTTCAAGCGAGCAAAAAGAGTTTGCCGAAATGGTAATCAAAGAACTGGAAGATAGAACTGTGTTTACCATGGTTCAAAAAGCGATGCAAAGCGACCCTTTACAGGCTATTGAAATCATGTTAAATGGGCTTTGGGTTTCTGGCGATCCTGTTTCAAAGATTACAAATTCGTTGTATGCGATTCGTTCAGCTTCAAACACACTACTACCACTTCTAAGCGTTGCGGACGGTGAGTTAAAAAAAAATTAATTCAATGGAAAGTATCTGAACTTGATACCGAGGATGAGTTAAGGAAACGAAACGCATTACTTCGGTATCATTTTCATTTAGACCCTGACAAGCTAAGTGATGATGAGTGGGCGCAAAGGTGGTGCGAGTTGGAATGGGTGCGAAAACAAGAAGCAAGTAAGATTACAGGGTAATGGCTAACAACGTTGAATACATATTAAGCCTGAAGGATTTATTCACTCCTAAAATGCAATCGGCTATTTCGGAAACGGAAAAGCTGGATAAGGCGATGGGAAAGGCTAATGCAACATCAGAAGCTTTGTCAGGAGTAGGCAAAAGGCTTGCAGGGGCTTTTTCATTAGCGGCAATAGGTGCGTATGGGTTAAAAGTAATTGAAACAACTGCTAATTTTCAGCGATTAAGTTCGTCAATTAGGTTTGCATCCGACAATTCAGCACAAGGCGAAATGTCAATGGCATGGATAAAAGACATGTCTAATAAATACGGATTGCCTGTTAATGACGTTGCGGACGGGTTTAAGACGCTGCAAGGTGCGTTAATGAATACCGCTTTTTCATCTAGCAAGGTTAGGCAGATGTTTGAGCAGGTTAATACTGGCGTTGTTGCTATGGGATTAACTGGTGAAGATGCAAAAGGTGTATTCCTTGCTTTGGGTCAAGTAATGTCAAAAGGTAAGGTACAAGCTGAAGAGTTAAGGGGTCAAATTGGAGAAAGAATTCCAGGAGCTTTTAAAATAGCAGCAAATGCAATGGGAATGACCACTCAGGAACTTGATAAGTTCATGAGTGAAGGGAAACTTATTGCAGAAGAGTTTTTGCCAAAATTTGCAAAGGAAATGGAAAAAACATTTGCAAACGGGGCTAAAATAGACAATGTAAGCACGTCAGTTTCGAGATTAGGAACAGCTTGGGAGTCTTTAATGCTTAGTTTTGGTAATTCAAATGATGGAGTTATAAAGAAAACTATTGACGGATTGTCTAGGTTAATAAACTTAGCTTCTGATTATGTAGCAGGAACTGACGCATTACAAAAACAAGCTGCTGGAGTTAAAGCAAATGCCAATATTGGAGGTATTGAAGAGTATTTTACGAAACGTATTGAAGTTTTACAAAAACAAGGATTATCCTCTAAAAAAATAGAAAGGATTGTAGAGGGAGAATTAAACGCAAAATATGACGCTGCTAATAAACTATATATTAAGCAGGCAAATATGGCGTCTATTTTTGAACAAAAAGCAAGAGACGCAGCGTTAGGAGGTGATACTAAAAAAGAAATAGAATACAGCCAAACATCTGTAAAACTAAAAGAAGCAAGCCAAGCAAACATGCTTATTAGGGATGCTATTTTAGGAGATAATGGCATAGGAGGTCTTACAGAGAAACTTACAAACAAACTGTATGTTCCCAAAACGTCTTTATTGGGTGCTAATTCTACAACCGATATAACCAAAAAAACATCAACATCATCAGGCTTAGAAAGTAGAGCCAATCAAGTTAGCGGTTCAAAACCTACAAGCATCGTGATAAACGTAGGGAAGTTGGTTGAAACGCAAAACTTCCATGGCGCAATAGATGACATGAAGAAATTATCACCAAATGTACGAGATGAAATGATTAAGATTTTCCTTTCGATGTTGAACGATTCGCAACAATTAGCAGCTGTATAATGAGCGATTTTATACCAAATCAACCAATTCCTAGCATTAAAAAGCCTCAAATGATTATTGGGGCTTTTGGCTTGCAGTTGATAAAGCCTAAATTCTATAAGCAAGGAACTGGTCTAAATCCGTTAAACGTAGATAACGAACTAAAGCCAACCACCGACATGGGAACTTTAGGGTTGCCAGTGTTTGGAGGTATTGTACTAAAGGCAGGGAGTTATTTTGACAAAAACAACACTGAAATATTTTACGGGAAAGACGGGAAACAAGATTTATTACTTGAATGCTGCTTGATAGAAGTAGGAATGCAAAGGCGAATCATTACGACCGAAATACAAGGTAAATCGAACAGCGTGAAGCAGTTCATAAGCAACGGGGATTATGCGGTAACTATTAAGGGAGTAATTGCCAGTTCTATTCCTAACGTATATCCTGATGCTGATATGAGGGCGTTACAAACTTTCTGTAATGCAGAAGATGCAATTGAAGTACAATGTCCTTATTTGCAAGACTTTTTCCAAATAGGAAACTTGATAGTCCAGTACGCAAGCTTTCCGCAATTGGAAGGAAATATAACCGTTCAGCCTTTTGAGTTAAAATGCTTAAGTGATGAGCCTGTAATTTTGAAAACTAAAGATGCTTAGGCCTGACTGTAAGATAACGTTTACACAACAAAATGGACGTTCAGAAACGATTGTTTTTGATGGTGTAAATGATATGCCCATACAATCGAGTTTTAAAAACATGACTGATACGGCTGAAATAGTTTTGGCTCAAAAGTATACGTGGAAAGGTCAAGATGTATTTTCAACTTCAAACCCTATTTTAAAAGTTGGTGACAAAGTAAAAATAGAAATCGGTTACAATACTGTACTAGAAACGGCTTTAACGGGTTGTATTGTTTCCTTAAACACGGAAGAAAAAACAGTCATTAAATGCGAGGATGAACTTTGGATTTTAAAGCGCAAACTAGTCAAGAACAAAGAGTACTCTAGTGTTTCATTAAAGACACTTTTGGCTTATGTGATTGGCGATACTTTGCCGTATGTGATAACTTTGGAGTACGAAAATTTAGGTTCATTTTCAATCAGAAACAGTCCAACGGCAGCCCAAATACTTGAATACTTACGAAAGGAATTTCATTTAGAGGTGTTCATGCGAGAAGGGACGCTTTACATTGGCCGCAAGTATCTATACGACTTTGACGAAACGAAGGTAAAAAGTAAAGAACACACTTTCGAATTCCAAGAAAATATAATTGATTCAAATCTTGAATGGCAAACGAAAGATACTAATCGGTATTTTGTAAAAGCTATTGGAATAAGACGTGAAGGCAAAAAGAATAAAAGGCGTGAGGTAATAGTAGGTGACACAACGGGCGCACAAAGAACGATGCACTATTATGGTGACTATTCAGAAGCGCAACTCAAAACGATGGCCGAAAATGAACTAAACGAAATAGTTTACGATGGGTATCGTGGTAAGTTTAAGACCTTTGGCGAGCCTTTTGTAAGACATGGCGACCGTGTAACGCTAATTAATAAGCGACAACCCGAAAGAGGTGGTACTTATTTTGTAAAGTCGGTTGATTATGATTTTGGCTGGAATGGCTATTTTCAAAATATAGAAGTTGGACGTAGACTATTATGAGAGAAGTACTAGACGTTTTAAACCAACTTATTAAAGAGTCACTGCCACGACAA